AACAGCGCGCCATAGTGCGCCGCCTGTTCCGCCTTTTCGCTTTCGATGCGAAAGACGCGCGACGCCGCGGCGCCCATCTTATCGGCAATCTCGGCAAGCTCGCCCACCGTAAACGAATGTTTGATCGACTCCGAAAACCTGATCTTTTCGTACGTCTTGATCGCCGTATCCGGCTTGACCGCCGTAACGTCGCCCGTTGCCGGCGCCGTAACGTCGCCCGTTGCCGGCGCCGCGGCGTCGTTCGTCTTTTCGGCTGTCGCCGGCCGGTCGCCCCGCTTCCCCTTCATATCGCCCCCCCATTTGCTGCTAACTCCCGGCCCGTCATGCGACCCGCGCCCGCGCCCGCGGCCGCTCGACCCGCACATAGCCCAACGTACACCGGCAATTGATCGTGTTCGCGAGACTTCCGGCCGGGTCGCCGGGATACATCATACTTTCGCCGCCGACAGAAAACGCATCGTTAAGTTCCCGCCGCTGCCCGCTCGCGCCGATATGAGCATCGCGCACCCGTCCGTCGGGTGTCGCAAGCCATAGTTTTTCCTCGACCGCCCGCGAATCAACCGCCGCGACGTATGATCCGAAATTCGCCGCCGCGTGAACCTCCGTACCGGCGATCGTTTCCGCGCGCGCCGGCACGATCGACAACCGCGCGCTGCGTAGACGCGCGGATATCTCGCTTACACTTTCCCGGCTTTCAACACCCGTACGAATTTGACGTTCAATCACGTCGCGCGAAGTCTCACTGATTCCCGCCACGCGCTCGCCGCCGTTCCGCGTCAACCAGGCGCGAGCCGACGCGAGCAATACAGCCTCGGACGGCGCCCCGCCGATCCAGTCGCCGGCCAAAGCCCCGCCGGCCGGCACCATCGCCATCCACACGCGATCGAGATACTTAGACCAGGCGGCCGGTTCGACCACGCCGACCGCGGCCGCTTCGCCGCCGGCCGTGTATTGATCCGCCGCACGGCTCAACTCGCCGGCCAGTATCGCCGCCGCGGCCGCGGTATACCGCACGGCGCCGCGGCGAGTGAGCGCGGAGAATACCAGCCAAATGCGCGCCGCCTCAAGAGCTGCTCGCCGGTCGTTCTGCGTTTCCGCGGCCGGCGTCATTGACTGAACAGCGACGGCGCGGCTTCCTTCATCCGCCGCTCGCCGCACGCCTTGCAATAGCTTTTGCGTTCGTGCCAGTCGTAAATCATCGGCGCATTGCGCGCGATCGCGCGCCGGCACTCCGCGCACACGCCGTTGAACCGCGAGACTAACTCGGTAAAGCGTTGCCGCATGCGTAGGACCCGACCACCTCGATATGCATGGGGTTGCGGTCGAGGTCGAACCATTCGCCCTCGATTTCGACCGCGGTAACAATGAGTTGAGCGGCCGGCGAGCTATGGTACGTAATCGCCGCAATCCGGCTCACGCCCCACTCTTCAAGCGCCGTGCGAACCTCGGCCGGCAACTCGCCGACCGGCCGCACCTCCTCGACCCGCCCGACCACGTCGCCGCGGTCGCCGCCGTCAATCCTGACCCGCTGGTTTGCCTGTAACATCCGCTTCACCCAATGGCATCATATTTGCCGGCGCATAGAACACGTCGCCGCCCGCGACCGCCCCATACTCCAAGTCGCCGCGCGCTTCATTCTGCGTAATGATGCCGGCCGTAAAGAGCTTGTGTACCCGGTCGCATGCTTCCGACCTGGCTGCGGCGATCGCGTCGAACGAATCCTTGTCGAAGTCAAGCGGCGAGTTAAGCTCGCGCCCGAGCGTCGCGTTCCAATCGTCGCGGAACTGCGTGAGTAGCGGTATCACCGCTTCCATATAGAGCGCGCGGCGAGCTTCGCCGTACGTGTTGTAGGTTTGCGTCGTCGTGTCGCCGATCAATTGCGCCGGCACGTGAAAGACGCTCGCAATATCGCGCTTGCTCAAAATCTGCTGTTCGCCGACGCCCGAATCCGACGGGTTGAACCCCATTTGATGCCACGTGGCGTTCTCGAGAAAGATTTCTTCGCCGGCCGCTTTCGATCGCCCGAGCCGTTCCTTCAACTGCGCCACTTGCGGCTCTTCCCAAATCGAATCCTTCGCCGCCTCGATCCAACCAGGCGAGAACCCGCGCTGCAGGATGCGCTTTAACAGCGCGATTCCTTCGTTTTGCGCGTCGATCTTGAGCATAGCCGCCTCAAGCGGCGCCATGCCGTAGATGTCGTCCAGCGGATTAAACAGCTTGCTATGCACAATGTTGGCCGGCACGACCGGCCGCGCGCGCCCGTACGTAGATATCCGCCAACTCTCGACCAATTCCACCTCGGTCATGTGCGGCGCCGTGTTGTCGCTCGCCGGACGAACCGCCGCGGTCACCCGATCCGGACGCATCAGGTAGACCATGACCGGGTCATTGTTCGCGCGCCGGTCGATTTCGATGTAGTCATTGCCCGAAATGAGGATGTAACTCAACCACGCCTCGATAAACTCGGCGCCGCCCGCGCCTTTCAGCATTGCAATCGACGCCCGCGGGTCGGTCGCCGCCTTGATCCGCCGCGCGATCGCCGCTTTATCGCCGACGACGCTTGCGATATCGCGGTACGGGTCGCTCCCGACCGCCCGCGCGAGTTTTTCGAGCGGCGAATGCGCTTTGGAGTTACCGCCGCCGTCCCACCATTTGACCTGTTTGCCCGCGGCCGCAATCAGCGAAATACAGGCGTACACGTCCGAATTGTCTTTGTAGCCGGCTTGCGCCATCTGCTGATAGCCGCGCGCCGTCCACTGCGCACCGGGCAAGCCCGACCCGCCGACGACGCGAATCGTCGGCAAATTGCCGTTATTGTCGTTCAGAATCGGGACGCTTTTTTGCCCGCGTAAAAATGCGATCGCTCGATCAATGACCGGCATTATCTAACGCCCTCCACTTCCGGCTTACGTCTCGATTGGTCCGCGGAATAACCTGCGCCGTGGAACTGAACCGGGAATCGGAAACGAACCCGCGATAACATGAGGCGCCCCACTCGGCAATAGGCCATATGCCCGTTTCCGGGTCGATCGTGTGCGTGACGGTCGCCGGGTCGGCCGGCAGATTCCACGGAATCCAGAACCGCGGCTCGGCCGTCATCGCCCGGCCGCGAGCGAGCGAAACGGCGAACCGCCGCCCGCTCGCCCGCTCGCCGGCCAATCGGCCGGCAATCCCAAATCTTCGAGCAACCGCGCCCGCGGGTCGCGCGCGATCGACCGCGGCAACCCGAGCGCCCGCGCCATACTCCACCGCACCGCGAGCGCCCGTAGCGACGCCTCGGGCAATAGGCCGAACCCGAGGGTTTCGTACGCATTATGCAAATAGACCTTGACGGTTCCCGGCTCGACCCGCATACGACGCGCGATCGCCTTTTGCGGCAGGCACTCGCCGAGCAACGCGAGCGCTTCTAGCTCGCGCGGCTGCATTTCCCGCGGCGCCCGGTCGTAATCGGTCCGGTTCACTCCCAACTTGACAATACACCTTTGTATGTACGATAATGTAATGGTAGATGAGCGCGAGAGACATCATCAGACTGCTGGTAGCCGACGGCTGGCAACAAGTGCGCCAAAAGGGTAGCCATCGGCAATTCCGGCACCCTTACAAACCCGGATTGGTAACCGTTCCCGATCATTCCGGCGACCTGAAACCAGGAACGCTGAATAGTATTCTCAAAAAGGCAGGATTGAAACGATGACGTACGCAGTGATTTACGAGCACGGCCCCAACGAGCAAGGCGTAGACACATGGTCGGCCTATATACCCGACCTTCCCGGTTGTGTGAGCGTCGGCGATACTCGCGCCGAATGCGAGACGATGATTCGGGAAGCGGTCGAGTTGCACATTGAAGGTCTGCAGGCGGAAGGAATCCCGATACCGCCGCCGACCACCGAAACCGCCGTGATTGAGGTCGCCGCCGCATGAGCAAGGCCAGTAAAACCGACGCGCCGGAACTATCGCCCGACGCCGTACTTGTCCACTTCCGGCCGCGGAAAGCGGCCGTTACCCTCCGCATCGACTCCGACGTGCTCGCGTGGCTCAAATCGGCCGGCGACGGATACCAGACACGTATTAACGATCTATTGCGGCAAGCCATGAACACGAGCCGCCGATAGAGCGGGCGAAACGGCGACGGCAACGCCCGCTCGCCCGCTCATACCTTTACGGTCCCGCCGGCGGTTCGCCGCCCGTCCATTCCGCGATTTCGCCCCACTTGAGCGGGTCGGCGGACCCCCTTACGTTCATCCGATAGTCGCGAAACCCGATAAGCAACTTGCCGAGCAACGCCTCGCGCTCGCCGGCGCCGCCAGCGGCGCCGCCCATGAAATGCACCAGAAACGCGTCGCCGATCGCCGCCTCGGCCGCGGTCATGAGTTGCAAGGCGAAGCTCTGCGCCTCGGCCGGCGTCAATTGCGCCATCTTGCCGTCGAGCATAATCTGGACGTACGGCTCTTGATTGCGGCCGGAAACAATCGAATTAATCAGTAACTCAGGCATGGATGCGCGACGACGACGAGGTTTAGACCGCTCACACCAGCAACAGCGACAACACCCACAACATCAGCGTCGATCGCCGCGAGTCCGAAACACAACAGCGCGGCGACCAGTAGAATCGTTCGTACCGCAACCATAAACGCCCCTCCCCTGCTAAACTGAAAGCGCCGGCCGGCTCCGCGGTTCCTTCGCTAGTCGTCTACAACGCTTACGTTCGTTTCCGCAGCCGGCCGGCCTAGCACTTGATCCCGAATCGTCTCGGCGATCGCTTTCATCATAACGGGCGGAACCGCATTACCTAAACGCTCCCACTGCTTCGCGTATGAGCCGCAAAGAACGTAATCGGCAGGAAAGCCGCAAATGGCTTTCAATTCCTGAATCGTGAATTTTCGCCTATTCTCGCCATCTTGCACCATACCGAGTCCATGCCAGCCGGCCGAACGCCCGCCGTCGGATGCGACAATCGTCGCGCTCGGCGTTATCGCGCTTCGCCATTCATCCCTATCAGCCCGCAAAGAAGCAATCCAAGGCAACGCATCACGCACGGAATAGCGATAAACGAACGGCTTCGGGTGCGCCGGTTCTCTTTTCAGATCATCACGCACGCCGACGAATATGATGCGCTCGCGAGCCTGCGGCACGCCGAGCCATTGCGCATCCAACAACCGCGCCGACACGCGGTAGCCGGATTCCTTGAGCGACTTCATCACTTCGATAAACCAGCCCTTCGCCGTCCCTTTAACTAGGCCGCTCACGTTCTCGGCGACAAATACGCGCGGCTGCAGCCCGCGGAGCAGGCGTACATATTCGTCGAATAGCGTTTCGTTGCACTGCTCGGCGCCATGCTCGTATTTCTTCGCCGTACCCCAGCCCTTTTCACGCTTGCCCGCGGTAGAAAACGCCTGACACGGCGGCGAGCCGTCGAATACATCCAACTCGCCGGCCGCGAGTCCCGCCGCCGCCAGAATGTCCTCAGGCTTGACCAGGCGAATATCGCGGCCGTCTAAAATCGACCCTTCGGCCATGTTGGCCCGGTACGAGTCCTGCGCGATCGGGACGAACTCGCTCGCCCAGACGACGCGAAAGCCAGCCATGCGATAACCCGTACACGAGCCGCCGCAACCGGAAAACGTCGATGCCACTTTCAGACCGTTCCAGGGAATCGCTGCGATTTCCGCCATCGACGGGACGGCGTACGGCGGTCGCGGCTTGCCGATCGCCGGCGGTTCCGGCTGCCCGTCTACAACGACCTTGTAGCGCCCCGCATCACGCGACGATGACATAATCGTTGGGCACGGCCGGTTCGTCACGTCGCCGCAGCTAGTAAACTGGCTACATGTATCATGCACGATACGGATGCTCATAGCTTGCCGCTCCATTGATACCCGCACTTCGGACACTGGTGTTGTGTTTCGACGTTTTCGTCATACTCCGGAAATTCGTCGGGCGGTTCCAGTTTCTTCAGCATGGCTTCAAACTCGGCTGAATCGAACCCGAGCAATTCCACCGAGATGTCTTGCGCGAGCTGCGCCAGTTCATCAGTGAGCATCGCCATATCCCAATCGGCATTTAACGCCAGTTTATTGTCGGCGAGAACATAGGCACGCCGCTGTATCTCGGTCAGATGCTCAAGCACAATTACCGGCACTTCAGGCAACCCGAGCTTGCGTGCCGCCATCAACCGCCCGTGACCCGCGAGGATACCGGCGCCCGGTTCAACCAGTATCGGAGCATTGAAACCGAATTCTTGAATCGACCGCGCGATTTGCTCGACCTGCGCCGATGAATGCGTGCGCGCGTTGCGCGCGTAGGGTATCAGCCGTTCAATCGGCCAGTGCTCAATCTTCGCCGCCAACACTGCCATTTATTGCCCTTTACCCTTGGCGTTGCGCCGCGCGGTCGTCTGCGCCCGCTCATAACGCAAGCCCACCATTCCCGCCGCCTTTCCTTCGTCGATGATGCCGCGGTGGCGCTCGAGCGCGGCCGGCGTGAGGTTGCATATCCGGCATAGCTCCTCATCGCTCGCCAACATCCGCGCATACGTATAAATCCGACTCTCTAAAAGCGTCATAGACTCAACACCCGCCCCTGGCGTTGCGGCTTGAGCATCAGATACGACGCGCCCCACACGAGCGCGTCAACCCGGTTCGGCGACCGCTTGAGTTGACCCGGCACGAAGTTCACCATTTCATCCTCAAGCGCCGGATGCGACCCGACATGGTGGATTTTCCCTTGCTCATAGAGCGCGGCGACCGGCTCGGCCCGCGCAACCTTGCCGCGCGAAGCGTGGACCTTTTCGTAGCTGATATTGCGCCGCTCGGTCCGTATCGTCAACTCGACCAGGTCGCCGCCGTTGTTCGCCTCCCCGATCACGCGATCCGCTTCCCAACGATCGAACGCCATCACCGACCGCGCCGCCCACTGTGCGGGCGGCAGGTGGCACGTGTCGTCGGCGAGCACGTAGCCCTCGCCGGCATCGTCGATTCCGAACACCGATATCCCGGTATCGTCGCTATTCTCGCCGGCCGTCGTCGCCGGGTCGATCGCGACGACGACGCGCACCAGTTCCGGCGCCGTCTTGACGCGCGCGGCGTCGATCGCGTCACGCGTCCATAGCGCGCCCTCGCTCTCTTCCAGCAACTGCCCTTCAAGCTCTTGCCGGCCGATGCGCGTACCGCCGTAGATCCGCTGGTAGTACGCCAACTGCGACGCCGGCAGGTTTGCCGCGTTCGAGAACGTCGAGCCGCGCGTAACCACCGTGCCGGCGTCGCCGACAAGCTCCTTCAAGAACTTCATCGGCCGCGGCGTCGTCGTCGCCAGTATCCGCGGGTCCGCGCCGAGGCGCAACCCGAATTGCAGATTCGACCAAACGTCTTTCAGCTTCGTATACGCTGCGATTTCGTCGCACCATGCCCAATGGTGCTGCGGACCGCGCAACCGTTCCGGTTCCTCGGCCGAATACAGAAACGCCCGCGAGCCGTTGTGGAACGTGACCCGGCGTTTCGACGGCTCATACATCGGCCGCTGACTCGGCGGAAACACCGCGAGCAACCCGCTTTCGCCCTCTACCATAACCTCGCGGCAATCGCCGGCCGTCGGCCCGATGAGCGCGATACGCTGATTCGGCGCACGCCCGACGACCTGACGCACCGTCTCGGCGCCCGTGCGCGTCTTGCCGAACCCGCGGCCGGCCATGATGACCCACGTATGCCAGTCGCCGGCCGGCCACTCCTGCTCCGTACGGCTCCACAACTCCCAACAGTACAGAAGCTCTTGCGCCTGCTGAGGCGTCAGCGCCGCGGCCGTCGCCTCGATTTCCTCAGGCGTGATATCGCTCGGCAAGCGGTTGAAATTCATCGCGCCGTTAGTCGCCGCACCGGAAGCGAGCGCATTCTCCCGCCGTGTCCGGGTCCATGCCGGTCGTGACTGATTCGAGATCGTAACTATGTTCGACTTCGTCGCCGTCCGCATCAATGGTCGTTACGATTATCTCGATTTCGAGCGCGTCGGGAAAACCGGACGTCGCCCGCCGAAGGTCGCCAATGGTCACGAGCGGAACCCCGCTATACAGTCGAGCACCGCCGTATGGAACGCCGGCCGGTCCTCGGGATAAATCGACTTGAAGCCGGTCACGCGTTGACGCTCGCTCACCGTGTATTGTTGCGAGCGGCCGATCGCCGCGAGCATGCCGCCGCGCGACGTGTGCGTGCGGCATGGGTGCAACGTATCGGACGACGGCGGCAGCAGGCGCAACGCGCGCCCGCCCTTCACCATCGCGGCTTGACCTTCCAGAACCATACGCGCGGCCTTATCGAGCGTAACCCGCATTACAAGGCAATCGTGTGAGAGCACAGGGAGTTTGGACACCGGAAAACCCCTTGGGGGAGGAAAAGACAGTTTTCCCGCAATTTGACCGGGAGCGACCGGGAAAACAAGCCGGTCAAACGGCTTGAAAGGCGACCCGGGCGCCGAACTGCACGAGCACTTTTCGCCAAACCGGTTATCGTCCCGTCTGAACACCGGATGGAAGTTTAGTTACACGGATGCTAACGCAGTTCGACCCGCGAAGGGTCTAGGTATTTTCCCTTATACCGGGTGAGGCGGAACGCAAACGTACAGTCGCTTTTATGTTTCCGAAAGTACGGCGCGCGCCTAGAGCGGTTTTTTATGGCTTCGCCGTGTTCGTGGCACACGCGCTCGAATAGCGCGCGGCTATAGCGGCTATCGTTTTTCCGTCCGCGGTCTGACGGGTATCGTATCCGTCAGCCTCGGCGAGTATCGCCATAGCCCATGCACGATCGCGCGGTGGACGCTTGGCGAGGATTTCGCGCGCCTCGCAAAGATCGCTCGCCAGTTCGTCGGCCGCTTGCTCGCGCGCCTGCATATAGAGCGCGCCCTGCACCGCGGCCGGCATCGAAGTAACCAGCAACCCGACGCGTGATTTCACTTTCAGACCAGGCCGGTTATCGGACTGGCGCGACCACTCGTTTTCCTTCATGCGACCGATCGAAAGAAAATCGCGCGGCGTGAGCGCGCAGTTGACCGCGGACGCTTCGCGCCACATACGGCCGGCCGCTTCGTCGTCAACGCCGAGAGCTTCGCCGATGCGCGAGGCCGGTTGCAGAAAACGTGCTAAATACGCAGTTTCGAGCGCGGCCGCTTCACGTTCGGCCCGATCGCCAGTCGGCTCCGTCGTCGTCGTGATTGTGTGTTTCTCTGTTTCAATGCTTACGGCGCCGGAACCCGTTGATAAATGGGAACATCGCCAATTCCACGGGCAATAGGTTTCAGCTTTTTGGCAATCAGGTTCAGTGGGGAGTGAAGTTAACTTCACTAACGGCTCGGCCGGCACCGTGGTTGAAATGATTGCCTCGGCCGGACGCTCGACCTGGTCGCCGGCCGGCTCGACTGAAGTTAACTTCACTGCCGCCACCGGCTCAACCCCGGCAAATAAAGGCGCCGCGGCCGGCTCGACCGCCCCGCCCTCATGTGGCAATGTTCTGTCAGTGACCCGCAACGCCGCGGCCGCGGCCGGCGCCTCGACCGACGCGACCAGCGGCCGGCGCTTGCACTTGCGCGCGGCCGGCAACGGCGCCGCGGCGAAGTTCTCGGGACACGCCTTGATACCGCCGCGGCCGTCACGCTTGATAAATCCCTTGCCCTGCAGTTCCGCGATCGCCTCATAGACCATGCGCGGTGTTTTGCCCGTCAACGCCACGTAATCGCCGATCGGGATATGTGCGTATTCCGGCCGGCGAACGGCCGAGGTTGTACGCTCTATCACGAACAAAACAATTGCTAATTGGATACCCTCGGCACGCCGCGCGAGCGCATGAAACGGAGCCTTATCGACCGCGAGAAACCCGTTTTCGGGTGGCAGTTCAGGGGGGCAGTCCAACTCCGTTGACAACTTATCTGTTATCAGAAGTCGTTGAGAAAATTGGGCTAAATTCGCTTTAGCGGCTTTTTTTCTGGCTGGAAATGCTATACTCGATTCAGTTTCAGGCCGTCGCACGGTTCACCTCGCACGGTTTCCGTTCACGGTCTACTGACGGCACGATGTTGATAGCATCGTGCCGTTTCCTTTTTTTTGCGAAGGAAACAGCCGTCTTAGACTCGTAAACTATCGTATCGTTGACTACGTTATCACAGCGGCGAGACATAGCGTAACCCCAATGTTGGGTGCGCCTTGCCGGGTTTATTACGGTTGCAAAGGCCCCGCACCCGCCGTCGGGATTCGACAGCAACCGCCCGATGTTGGCGGATCAATCC